CCTGTGCATGATGACATGATGGATTGCATGGCACGCATACTAGACCCTGATTTAAGCGCGATATGGCCACGGATGGAGGAGGAAGACAAGCATGATTACTACGGAAAAAGAAGAAGGACAGGAAGTTCCTGGGCTGCCTGAGGAAGAAGAACAAGAAAAGCTCAAAGAAATACTCAAGAACCTGAAAGACGCACGAACTCATTTTTCAGATTGGCGCAACACGGCTAAAGAAAACTATGACTTTTTTTCAGGGGATCAATGGAGCATTGAAGATAGGGAGCTTCTCCAAGACGAAGGGCGACCTTGCGTGACCTTTAATCGTATTGCAAGAACAGTCAACGCGGTGGCAGGGTTAGAGCTTCAAAATCGACAAGAAGTTCGCTATTCCCCTCGTGAAACTTCCGACACGGGATTGAGTGACATGCTGACCAGCGCAGCTAAGTGGGTGCGGGATAGTTGCGATGCGGAAGATGAAGAAAGCGAGGCATTTCAAGACACATTGATTTGCGGGGAAGGTTGGACAGAGACGCGACTGGATACAGAAAGTGGATCTGAAAGCAAAGTGTGTATTGATAGAATAGATCCACTTGAAATGCTTATAGACCCTGATGCAAAAAAAAGAAATCACGATGACGCCCGTTGGGTGGCACGAATTAAGAGTATCAACAAAAAAGAGTTTGAGGCACTTTTTCCAGACGCTGATTTTACTTCAGGGAATTTTTGGGGAGGATCAGATGGTGCCGTAGTCGACGGCACAGACGAATGGAAATATGAGAACGATACGAAAAGCAACCCTAATGACACGAAAAGCAATATGTGCTCGGTCGCCCAATATCAAACATGGGCGCGAGTTCCTGTCTATAAGCTCGAAGAAAACGGAAAAATCATTGAACTGGATGAACAAAAATTTAACGCTTTAAAACAGATATTAGAAGCACAAGGTCTTCCCTTCGTTAAAACATATAAACGCCAATATAAACAATATTTCTTAAGCGGAACGTCTATTTTAGACCAGCAAGATTTAGGGTGTAATCATTTTACTTTTAAAAGTATCACGGGCCTTCGTGACCGTAACAACAATGTGTGGTTTGGGTTAGTTGAACTCATGAAAGACCCGCAACGGTGGGCAAATAAATTTTTTTCGCAAGTTCAACACATTGTAAACACAGGCGCGAAAAGCGGGGTATATGTGGAAGAGGGAATGATTCCTAATCAAAGAAAATTTGAAGAAAACCACGCGAAGCCAGGCTCTATTAGTGTTCTTCGGGATGGAGCTCTCTCCGGAGGAAAATTTCAGCAGAAGTCTCCTTCTCCGTATCCTGATGGTGTCGACAGACTTTTACAATATGCCATCCAAAGTATTAACGATGTTCCAGGAGTAAGCTTAGAATTTTTAGGCATGGCGGGGCGCGATCAAGCCATGGGGCTGGAGGAGAACCGAAAGCAAGCGGGCGTCACCGTCTTAGCGAATTTTTTTGATTCCTTGCGCCGCTACCGCAAAGAACAAGGGCGGGTGTTGCACTACTTTATTAAAGCATACATTTCAGATGGTCGCTTGATTCGTGTGTTAGGAGAGCAAGGGGCACAATATATCCCGCTCATCAAAGAGGCAGTTGATTTTGAATATGATATTATTGTTGACGATGCCCCAACCAGCCCGAACATGAAAGAGCGCACCTTTAGTGTGATGGCCCAATTATTGCCGATGGCCTTACAAGCGGGGCTTCCTGTCCCCCCTGAAATTTTAGATTATGCGCCGCTTCCGGATGCATTGGTTCAAAAATGGAAGGGTATGTTAGCGAAAAACCAAGAAGATCCGACGGCCGAACAAATGAAGCAAATTCAATTGATGCTGGCGCAGCTAGAAACACAGCAAAAGCAAGCAGACATTCAAAAGACCTCCAGTGAAACCAGCCTCAATTATGCTAAAGGAGAGCAAGCGCATGCGATAGGCCAAGATGAGGGAGCGCAAGCGATGCAAAAGATGGGGATGAATCACGCCGAGCATCAAATGAAGCAAGAGGCCATGCAACGAGAGCAGGATAGAAAGAATTTAGAAATGCTTTTAAACATGCAACGAAAAGAGCTAGAATCGAAGATGAATATGAGGATTAAGGAGCAGCAAGTGCAACAGAGTAATCCGTATAGAGGAGTATAAAAAATGGATAACCTTACTTTTATTTTATTAATTCTTTTTGTTTTTTATATAGTAAAACTTAAAAAGTGCCTTCATTCATGGTATGAATATCGTAATCAGAACATGAAGAATGCAATTGTGAATCAAGCAAACTATATCCCTTATAAGACGAGGCATGGGGTTCAGTATTAAGGCTTGCATCTTCCTAAAAAGAGATCATAATAAAACCTTGTTTAATAACAATAAAAGAGGTTTTTATGCACGCTACAAACGAACGCTATATTCCCACCCTTGTCTATGATGGTTCCATCTCTATTAATGACTTTTTGAAAGATCCTTTTATTGCACAATGGAAGTCTAAAGAAGGCTTCCATCAATTTTGCCTAGGTACGCATTGGGGAAAAACAAAACAGTTGCTGGCAGAATATAATAAAGGGAAAAACTATGAAATCATCTGTTTTTTAGAGTGGAAATCAGAGCTCAAAATAGCAGGCACAAAAGGAAAGAAATAAAAGAAAGTAGACTTTCTTTTATTAAGGATTTTTCTTAATAAAGAATTTTTAGTAAACACAAGGAGTGTGACTATGACGCAGGATGCGTTACCAGTAGAATCTAATCTCGATCATGAGGCGGTGGATAAATTTTTTGAAACAGGCGGCGAGATGCCCGTGGAGGCCCCATTAGAACCCTCTCAGGATGATGAGGGCGGTGAGGCTACCCACCAAGAGCCACCTGAAGAAAAAGAGTCGCGTGAGGCTGAAATTGACCGAAATTTGAAAGCTGCCTTAAGCGAGGAGAGAAACCTACGAAAAGAGATCCAACGCGATAAGCAGATTCTTTTAGAAAAAACACAAAAGATGGAAGAAGCATTTCAACGCTTCGTGGACGCGCAGACCCCCGCTTATCGAGCCCCTTCTTTTGATGAAGACCCCCTGGCAGCACTTCACCACAAAACCCAACAGCATGAACAGGCTGTTCAGCAGCTTTACCAGAATGAATACCAAAAGCAACAACAAGCAGAGTTCCAAAGTCGTCGAGATGCTTTCATCAACCAATATGCTGAAAGCGCACGCCAATTTTCAAAAAATAATCCTGATTTTTCAGAGGCATATCAATTTCTCGTGGGGTCTCAAATCAATGAGCACAAAATAGCAGGATACACCGATGAGCAAGCCAAGCAGCTTCTCATTGACGATGAGCTTGGCATCGCTGCCACAGCATTTCAGGCCGGTGTGAATCCTGCTGAAAGAATATATGCTTTGGCAAAAGCACGAGGGTATACCCCCAAGCAAGGTGGAAATAAACTAGAGCAGGTGGCCAAAGTAGTACAAGCCGGAAAGTCTTTAAGCAATGCCAGTGGAAAATCTTCCAAGGGATTCAGCTTAGAAAGTCTCGCAAACTTAGATCGAGAGGAGTTTGACGAGGTCGTCAAAACACAGTGGGATAAAATTACTCGCTCTATGCAATAAGGAATCATTATGAAAGGAAAGTTAGGAAAAAACACTAAGGCTGCCACGCTTAAAAAGGATACTTCCACAACAGTGATGGCCCCAAAAGGTATTAAGCCTACACCGATGCCTTCTAGGAAGGGGGGAACCACGATGGTTCATAAAAAAGGAAAATAATATTTTCTCAGCTAAACTAGACGACATCCGCTTCTCTTTGCGTTAAAGAGTTCTCGTGAGTTGACACGAAAAACAATACTCGCCCCGCCCTTGCGTTATAGGGTGCTCGTGGGTTGCCAACGTTAAAGGCACAAGTTCGTACGTTTTCGACGTCATAGAAAACAAGTAGCGACTTTGTATCTTTCACAATTTTCATGGAGCGAAAAATGGCAACTTCACAGTATGGGGTGAATCACCCTATGGCAGTTAAGCTATGGTCTGCAAAGCTTTTTCAAGAAGCTTTAAAACAAACTTGGCTGGCGAAATTTATGGGTAAGGGAACCGATTCTATTATCCAAATCAAAAACGAAATGTCTAAAGGCCCTGGCGACAAGGTCACCTTCGGCCTTCGGATGCAATTGGCGGGGAATGGTGTAGAAGGCGATGCGACTTTAGAGGGAAACGAAGAAGCACTTTCCATCTACACGGATGCACTCTATATCAATCAACTTAGAAACGCAGTCAAATCTGACGGAAAAATGAGTGAGCAACGTGTGCCATTTTCGGTGCGTGAAGAGGCTCGTGCGGGTCTACAGGATTGGTTTGCAGGGCGTATTGACACCGCTTTGTTTAATCAATTGGCTGGAAATACTGCACAGTCTGACACGCGATTTACCGGCCACAACGCCACTATCGCTCCTAGTAGTGGAAACATTATCTATGCGGGTGGAAACTCCAATGAAACGCAGGTGGCGTCTGCTTCCGCATCTAACAAGATGATTCTCACCTACATCGATGCCGCACGCGAAAAAGCAACCACAGCGACCCCAACGATACGCCCTGTGCGTGTAGATGGGGAGGATTTGTATGTTGTGTTTGTTCACCCATACCAGGTCTATGACCTTCGTACCAGTACGTCTACGGGTCAATGGCTCGATATCCAAAAAGCTGCGATGGCCGGTATGAAGGCCTCTGATTCTCCTATTTTTAAAGGGGCCTTAGGGATGTACAACAACACGGTGATTCATGAATCTACCCGTGTGCCTGCGGGATCGGTGGCCGGAACCTATCGTGCCATCTTCTGTGGGGCGCAAGCTGGGGTCGTTGGCTTTGGCCAAGACTACAACAGTGAAACGTCCATGAATTGGGTTGAAAAAATGTTTGATTATGGCAATCAGTTGGGTGTTTCTGCGGGTCTGATTTGGGGAGCGAAGAAGGCGGTCTTTAATAGTGCCGACTTTGGAACTATTGTCATTTCAACCAGTGGTGCCGCTCACCCTAACTAACCAAGGAAGGTAACTATTATGGCAACGTTAACCGCAACTACCTTTGCGTTGAATCCACGCAGTAACGAAAGAGGCGTTATTTCAGTGACAGGATCTTTTAATGCATCCTCTGCATTAGAGGCCTCAGCTCAAACAATTTTTCTTTGTAAGATTCCAAATAAAGCAACCATCCTGGACACTATGGAGCATCATACGACCGGTGCCACCAGCTGTCCTGTGGATTTAGGCATTGATTCCACATTGAGTGCTTTTGGTTCTCAAGGCACGCAGGGTGTTATCAACCGCATGACCGTAGGTGCCAATGTAGGCTACCAGGTCAGTCTTTCGGATGACGCAACAGTGAATTACTCTATCTTAAAAGCAACTCCAACGCTGGCCTCCAGCACGACAAGCTTTAAGCTGACGTATTCAGTGAGCTACACGATGGATAGATAAGCTCTAAAACACCCAGCCCTTCCTGTGTGCATGCATAGGAGGGGCTTTTTATTTTCAAGGACGAAAATGAAAATTAACCTTCAAGAACAAATTGATTTGGCCATGGATTTGGTCAAAAAAGATGACGCGCAAAGCCTAGACCAAGCACTGAATATCTTTAATGCGGTCTTCAATATTGATAAAGATAATTCTCAAATTTTGTTTATGATTGCCGTTGCATGCATGAAAAAAGAATATAACGCGCTCGCTATTGAATTATATCGCCTGGTTATTTCAAAGGATAAAAGCTCTTGGAACGCCTGGTTTAATCTTGGTTTTGCTTATAAAAAAGATGAATTAATCACTGAGGCCCGCGCCGCTTTTGAAACCGCGCTGACACTTCAGCGACAGCTTGGCGCATCGGATAAAGATATGTCTGATTGTATGGTGAATCTTGGATCCACGTATGTTGCACAAGGCACACCAGACACAGCTCTTCGCTATATTGAATCCGCTCTCACACTTGTGCCGAATAATCCTGACGCATTCTGGAATGGTTCACTTGCTCTTTTGGAGAAAGGTGAATATGAGAAAGGTTGGCGTTGGTATTCCAATGGGGTTCGAGCCACAGAAAAAGTAATGCGTAACTATACGTCATTAAAAACCCCAGAATGGAATGGGGCGACAGGAAAAACAGTGGTGGTGTATGGGGAGCAGGGTATTGGTGATGAGATCATGTTTGCCTCCATGATTCCAGACCTTATGCAGGACTGCAGTGTAATTTTTGATGCACATCCTAGGCTCTATAAAATTTTTAGACAGTCCTTCCCAACAATTTCTATTTATGGAACAAGAAAAGATAAAGAGATATCTTGGCCACAAATTCACGCCATTGATGCTTGCATCCCCTTGGCCTCGCTTGGAAAATTCTATCGCAATAAAACATCGGATTTCCCAGGCACGCCTTACCTCAAAGCCGATGAAATTCTTAAAGAAAAATACCAGCTTAAATTAGATGCCTTAGGCCCTAGACCGAAAATTGGATTATCCTGGAGGGGGGGCACCAAGCAAACCAATCTTAAGCAGCGCATCATTCCACTGGAGATGTTTTTGACACTTTTTGATGAGCTGGATGCCGAATTTATTAGCTTGCAATACACCAAAGGCGCAATGGATGAGATTAAAAGTTTTTCAAGAACACACGGACATACCATTCACCACTGGCAAGACGCAATTGATGACTATGATGAAACCGCAGCACTTGTGAGTGCGCTCGATTATGTGATTTCCGTTCCACAAAGCGTCGTGCATTTGGCAGGGGCTCTCGGGGTTCCAACGCTTCAACTGACCCCAAAGCAAGCCATGTGGCAAATGGGCGTGTATGGGCAGGATATGCCTTGGTATGGGTGCGTGAGTAATATTTGGCAAACCAAGGCAGTGGAATGGAAGCCTGTAATAGATAAAGCGACGGAGGTGATATGCAACTTATTTCAGATGAATACAAAGTATTAAACCAAAATCTCCACAGCGACAATCGGTTTTATGGGGCCATCGGGTTCCGACATATGGTAGACATTTTAAAGTTGGCTGCACAATACGACACCATGGATATACTGGATTATGGATGTGGCAAAAGCTCATTGGCGCGAAACATGCCTTTTAATATCCATGAATATGATCCTGCGGTTGCAAAACATGCGGCCATGCCGTTGCCTTCGGATATTGTGGTATGTACCGATGTTTTAGAGCACATCGAACCTTTGCGCCTGGATGATGTATTATTTCACTTAAAAAGCCTCACTCAAAAAGCAGGGTTTTTTACAGCTTGCACGACAAAGGCCCACAAGTTTCTTCCAGATGGGCGAAATGCGCACCTTATTGTGGAAAATAAAGCGTGGTGGGAAACCAAAATCAAACAATACTTTAAAATTATTTCTTTGACTGAAGAAAAGAATGAAATTATCTTTGTAGTCGCACCCTTATAAATCAAATTTTTCAATTTTCTTAGGGATTGATGTGACCATGCGATAAATGGAGTCTGCTGTATTTTCAGCACAGCTTTCAAGAATCTTCCTTTCGTTTGGCGTCATCAAACTCCTGTCTTTTTCAAAGAAAATCTTCTGTGTAAACTCACAAAGCTCTTTTGAGAGAACCTCAAGGTATTCTAGTTTAAACCTAAGTTTTTTATTCATAAGGACACTCCATGCTCAAAATATTTATTGGTTACGACCACCGTCAACCGATTTCGTATAATGTACTTCAACAATCTATTTTCACCAAATCTTCCAAACCCGTCTCTATTACACCCTTGGTGATTGAGCAGCTCCCTGTAAAACGCATGGGCTTAACCCCTTTTACCTTCACACGTTTTTTAGTGCCTTACCTTTGTAATTACGAAGGATGGGGACTATTTTTAGATATCGACATGCTATTGAAAGATGATATTTCCAAGCTGTTTGATTTAGCGGATGAGCACTATTGTGTGATGGCGGCGAAAAATAGCGACCCTAGACTTAATTTTGAACGCGCTTCCGTTATGCTTTTCAATTGTGCCAAGTGCAAAATTCTCACACCAGGCTATATTGAAGTGGCGAAAAACTTGCATGGATTAGCGTGGGCCAAAGAAGAGGAAATAGGACTATTACCCCCTGAATGGAATCATTTGGTGGGTTATGATGATCCTAACCCGAATGCGAAATTGGTGCACTATACGCAAGGAGTCCCTTGCTTTCCTAAAACAAAGGAATGCGAATATGCACAGCACTGGCATCAATACCACCAATCGGTAAATAGTGCACTGTCTTGGGAGGAATTAATGGGAAACTCCGTGCATTCGGCTTTGATTAATGGGGAGCTTGTTCCAAAATTTATAGCGAAAGAATTATTAGCCAAAGGACTCGTGCGTGAAAAATAGAGGTTTACTCAAGCTTCCAGACGAGCTTTTATTGCGCGTGCAATCTACAAGCGAAGGCAGTGATTCCTTACCCAAATCATTTGTTATCAACGGGCCCTCTAAGGGATTGGAGAGCCTTAAAAACCTACAAGGATGTACCTATGAGCACTCTCGCCCAGATGCGAAGCCGGATAGCGGATGATTTAGACCGTAGCGACTTAAGCACCCAAATTGATAAAGCCATTAACCGTGCCATTGAATACTATGAAAAGGAACGGTTTTGGTTTAGCGAAAAGATAGCCACCTTTAACACCGTCGCCAATCAAAAAAATTATAGCTCCTCCGACAGCATTCCCACCGACATTGCCGAAATTGATTATGTCGAGGTAACGGTTTCTGGAAAAGAGTTCCCATTGTATTTAAAGCCCTATCCGTACATCAAAGAAAAGCAAGGCAGTGATGCCACAGGGGTACCTTCTGAATATGCCTATTATCAAGAAAACTTTTATCTGTGGTTGATTCCAAATGCGGTCTATACCATCACTGTATCTTACCAACAAAAATACAGTGAACTGACCCTCGATGCAGATACAAATGATTTTACCACCGATGCGGAAGATTTGATTGAAGCGAGAGCCAGGGCGTGGCTCTATGCGCGGGTGATCAAAGACATTGACCAGGCTCAAATTGCTAAGACAGAAGAGAACGAAGCCTTAGCCGCGCTTCGGGAAAAAACACGAAAATTGATTTCAATAGAACAAGTTACCCCCACTCACTTTTAAGATAAAGGATTTGGAATATGGACATTCCTTTCGGTGAATACTTACCCGACTTGCCAAGCTACAAAAACCCTGGATTAAAAGTAGCGACCAATGTGCTTCCACAAGGGCCAGATTACGGGCCTTTTTTAAGTCCTGTCGTGTATTCCAGTGCTTTAGAGGGGCGTTGTCAAGGGGCAGTTTCCACGAAAGACAAAGACGGGAATACGTCAAACTATGCAGGGGATGCCACCAAGCTTTATAAAATGGCGGCTACCGTATATGGAGACGCATCCTTAGCCGGTGGGTATTCAACTTTAGAAGAGGAACTATGGTCGTTCACCCGATTCAATGATCATCTGATTGCCACCAATTTCTCCGACTATCCTCAAAAAGTCTCCGTGTTTTCAGGGGGGGGTTTCTCAAATCTCACGACCGAGTTAAAAGCACGCTATGTGACGACCATTAATAGCTTTGTGGTCTTTGGAAATACATTTGATTTAACGGATGGAAACGTGCCTCACCGTGTGCGTTGGTCAGCGTTAAATGATGATACGGATTATGTGGTCGACCCGTCTACACAGTCTGATTTTCAAGACTTGGATGCCTCGAAAGGGTGGGTCAGGCAGGTCGTAGGCGGAGAAGTCGGAATTATTTTTCAAGAACAAGCCATTTCACGCATGAGCTATGTTGGCTCTCCTACCATTTGGAGATTTGACGAAGTGGAAAGTGGAAAAGGCACCAAATCTCCTGGGTCGGTGGTCAAAGTCGGAAACATTATTTTTTATCTTGGTTTAGACGGGTTTTATGCGTTTGATGGTGGCCAATCCATTCCCATTGGGGCAAACAAAGTCGATAAAACTTTCTTTTCCGAGGTAGATACGAATTACATTGGGCGCGTGAGCGGAACGGCGGATTTAGATAATCAAGTGGTCTATTGGGCGTATGCCGCCAGCGGAAATACCAATGGGCTGTCTAATAAAATATTAGCCTATAACTATTCTCCCAGTGCTAAAACACGCTGGACACAGATAGAGCCTGGAAATTTAGAAACTCTCTATACCTCTTTGAGTGAAGGATTTACGCTTGAAACATTAGATTCTATTAGCAGCAATTTAGACACCTTGCCTTTCTCATTGGATTCAAGGGTTTGGACAGGCGAGAACTTTATTCTGTCTGGCTTTAATGCAGACCATAAACAAGTGAATTTTACAGGCTCCGCTTTAACCGCACGCCTAGAACCAGGGGAAATTCAACCCTACCCAAGCTCAAGAAGCCTCATTAATCTAGTTCGCCCCATTGTAGAAGGCACGGGAACCATGACTATTCAAATGGGGACACGCAACTTACAAAGTGAATCCGTCACATATGGATCTGCAGTCTCTGCCAATTCTACCGGAAATTGTCCTGTGCGCTCTAATGCTCGTTATCAAACCATCCGCCTTAATATTAGTGGGGGCTTTGAGCATGCCCAAGGGATAGAAATCCCAGGGATTGCTAGAGTTGGAGTGCGTTAATGGCTTTTTTAGACATCCCAGAATATGAAAAAAATCACGAGAATTTATTGAGAAAAATGATTCGCGTGACTAAAGGCATGATGCAGGGGAAAACCAACAATACAGGTACCCTCACGCTCACTCCTAGCTCGACGACCACCGTGTTGACGTTTGCCACAGGGCAAATCGGACAAGATACCTGTATTTTTCTCATTCCTAAAACGTCAACGGCAGCCGGTGCGCTCAGTTCGCTTTACATTTCCAGCCGAAATGTCAGTACCAATACCTTAACTTTAACACATGCTTCAACTGCCGCTACGGACAAAATATATGGATATTCACTCATCGGATAAATGTAGACTTTATGGAATTCTCTTTGACAAAATTGAAGGACTGTGGCATGAGGTGTTGCCTTTTTTAGAGCGTGCTTTAGCATACTCCGATGGAAAATTTAAGGCTGATGATGTAAAAAAAATGCTGATTGAGCGTGATATGCAGCTCTGGTTGATTTATAATAACACCGGCCTGAAAGGAATTTGTATTACACAAATTATAGAGTATCCTCAATCAAAACGGTTAGGCATTCCCTTTATTGCAGGAACTGATTTTAAAGAATGGAAAAGTGGGTGGTATGTCATTCGTGAGTGGGCCTTGGAGCATGGGTGCGACAGTGTCGAGACGCAAGGGCGCGATGGATGGGAAAGAGAACTGAAGCCTTTCGGGTTTAAGAAAATACATACAGCCCTAAGATTACTTTTATAATACTGGAACAAGGAGGTTCACGTGTCTTTTTTTGATTTTATGACTAATATGGGCGGATTATTCGGCCAATCGCCTGGGACGCAACCTGGAATGCTCCAGGGATCTCTTCCTACTCAAGCTCAAATGCCGTGGGCTAACCCAGACCAGGCTCATCCTTGGATGAATCCTGATCAAATGCCGCAAGGGATGGCTGCAGGTTCCCCTGGAATGCCAGGCCAGCCCCTTTCTCCTCAATCTTCTCCTATGGCTAACCCCCAGCAAGACAATTTGCGGCGTATGATTTATATGCAGCAACTCATGGGGCAAAACGGGCAGCAAGATCAAAAAACTCCCATGCAAGCTCCTCCCATGATGCCTATGGGTCAAGGGGGCATGCCTTCTTTAGCCAATCGATTTTCAAGCCAAATGGCTCAAAACCCTCAAGGAATGAATCGCCCAGCCTTTGCGCAACCTCGAATGGGTCGCTACTTAGGTTTGCGGTCTTTAGGTCAATAAACACGAGGCAAGGATGCATTGATGAGAAAGATATACACCCAAGCGGTTTATGAATGGAATGAACAGGAAGGCCGCTATATTCGTTTAGAAAACGAGAGCTCTCATTATCTTTATGATGGTATCGTGGCTGAATGCAAAGGCGGGGGAGGCGGCTCGACGACGACGGTGCAAAAATCTGACCCGTGGGATCAACAAAAACCCTATCTCTTAACCGGCTTTGAACAAGCACAAAATTTACTCAATGCCCCGACTCGCCAATTTTACCCAGGATCGACCGTTGTTCCTTTTTCACCTGAAAGTGAAATGGCCATGCAAATGCAAACGAACAGGGCGATTAATGGTTCTCCCATTCAGCAAGCGGCGAATAATCAACTGACCAATACATTAAATGGAGACTATCTTTACGGGGGGCAAGGATTTAATGAGGCCATTGATGCGGCGACTCGAAAGATATTGCCCCAAGTCAACAGTACCTTTGAGGGTGCGGGTCGCACCGGCTCAGGCCTTGCTCAAACGGCCCAAACTCAAGCAATTGCAGATGCCTTCGCAGGGCAATACGGCAATGAGCGTGAAAATCAGTTACGCTCCATGTTCTTTGCCCCGCAAGTCGCCGGTTTAGATTATGACAATATTTCAAAATTGGCCGAAGTTGGGGCACAAAAAGAGACGCTGGGCCAAGAACAAACCGCTGAAGATATTGCGCGATATGATTTTAATCAAAATGCACGTCAACAGCAGGTTTCAGACTTTCTCAATATGATCCAAGGAAATTATGGAGGCACTAACAGCCAAACTGCGCAAGTTAATGGCGGTCGTTCAGGCTTAGGAAGTGCGTTAGGTGGGGCTCTTCAAGGTGCCTCTGCCGCCTCTATCTTTGGATTAAATCCATTTTTAGGCGGTGGGCTTGGATTACTGGGCGGATTATTTTAACAAGGAAGTGAATCATGCTTATGTCACCTGAACAGCAACAGCTTTTAATCCAGCAGAACATGGCGCAACAACCAGGCCTGCTTTCACAGGCATCTACCCCTAAAGAAGGGTTTAGCGGTTTTTTAGCTTCCCCCGCTGCTTTTATACTGGGCTCGGCACTTTCAGGAGCCAGCGCGGGGGGAGAAAATTACAAACCCTTCGGGCAAGGTATGGCGGATGGCATGAAGCAACTGCAAGAGATGCGAGGCAACCCTTTGCAAAACATGCAAATGCAAGCACTGATGCAAGAAATGCAGGAAAAACAAGCCAAAGTTGCCCAGCAAATGCAAGCACAAGAAGCATTAAAAAGTATGTTGGGTGGGCAGATGCGGCAAAACGCCCCTGCCACGAGCCAAGAGGCTTTATCTCAAGCAACGGGGGGAATGCAAGGGGGTCTGCCACAGCAGCCACCCTCTGACTCTCAACCACAGATGCCGACCTTTACTGTCGACCCCCAAAGGCGAAAATTCGCTGAAATATTAGCACTTTCAGGCAATACAGACAAAGCCATTGAAATGCTTGCGCCAAAACAAGAGGAAGCCTTTACCATTGGCGAAGGACAGGGCCGCTATGATGCTAATGGGAGATTAATTGCAGAGCGCGGAAAAAATCAGACCTTGAGTCAAGGGCAGGTTTTATTTGACTCCAGCGGTAAAAAATTAGCTGAAGTTGAACGAGATAAAAGTGACACCGTGTTTGGACGCGAGCTTGCAAAGCTGGATGCGCAAACAGTAGGTCGTTCACGTGAAGGCGCGGAGTCGGCAGGCGTTTTCTTAAAGACTTTAGACCAATTTGACGGGGTTCTTAAGAAAGTAGATCCAAAGATTCTAGGGCCCGTCGTGGGCGGAGCCGCTTCCTATCGCAGCAAAGATGCCCAGCAGCTTGAGCAATTATCCAATCAATTAACGTTGATGGCGAAAGGTATGTTAAAAATGCCCTCTGCCGGATTCAGTAACACCGATTTAGCTTTCCTAGAGGCCGCCTCGCTGGGATTAAATCGTGACTATGAAACGCTTGTAAAAGGATCACAAAGGTTCAGAGAAATCAATCAATCGGTCGTAACTCATAATCAAACTTTGGAAAAAACAGCCAGAGGAAAAGGCTCTTTAGAAGGAGTGAACTTTAGTGATTATATGCCTCCAGCTCCTCAAACATCCCCACAAAACCAAAGCTTGTCTCAAACGTCGCCCAGTAAAAATCAACGCCAACCCATGGATTTAACAAACGTCAGTGGCAATGTGAAGCAAGGCATTGATTTTGTTTTCGACTGGAACAATAACAGGATGAATAAAACAAATGCCAATCGTTGATGTGCCAGGCGTGGGACGCATCCAATTTCCAGAAGGCATGACCGAAGAGCAAATGTCACAAGCCATTCAAAGCAATTTCCAACCCCCAAAGGAGACCCCTACTCTGCAAGGTCTCACGGGTGAAAACATTTGGAAAGCAACGCGCAAAGGGATTGATATCTCCAATCAAGCGGCGGGGCGTGCACTTCAAGATACTAAAGAAGAGCTTGCACAATTGGCTTTAGCCGGTGGAAACACCGTGGGTCTCGTTTCAGATGATACCTACAATCAATATACGCAACAGGCTGATGCAGGCCGCCGTGCGTATGAAAATAGCGAAGCCGGAAAAGACACCATTGCGAAAGGATTACGCACAACGCTCAATCTTGAAAAGTACCTTGCCTTACCTTTCGCCAGAGGCGCAGGAATTCTCAAAAATACTGCCGTCAACACCGGAATAGGCGCGGGGGTAGGAGCTGCGCAATATGTCCCTGAAAATGGTAGTCGTCTTGAAAATACTTTAATTGGTGGGGGGTTAGGCGCATTAGGCACTCCGATTGGTTTAGGGTTGGGCTCTAAAAATCCTTATATCAAAGGTGGAACGGGTGCGGGGGTGGGAGCTTTAATGGGATTGGGATTAGGGGGTACCACAGGGGCGGCAGCAGGGGGACTTTTGGGTTTAGGATTACCTTTTGCACCCGCTTTAGGCATTGAAGCGGTTAAAAACTTGGCTAATAAAGCAAGTGAGAAAGTGCGTGGCAAACCTCTCTTTACCCAAAACCCCAATGCAAATCCTGTGAATGCAGCAGTCGCTCAAGATATGTTAACGGGGGTAGATGCTAAAGCTGCGCTCAAAGTAAAACAAGCAGGAGAGCGATTAGGGTTGAATTTAAGACCCGCAGAAGCAAGCGGCAGTCCATTAGCCGCCGCCGCTGAAGGAAATCTAGGCACAACCAAAAAAGGTGCGCAAAGCATGTATGCCTTTAGCCAAGCACAAAAACAAAAGCAGCAAAAATCTATTACAAACTTACTGGATGAAATTGAAGGGACAGGGCAACCCGCCGCAGCCAATGTGCGCGGAGCCGCAAAAGGACTTTTTAAGCAAGAAAGTGAACTATTACAAAAAGCCGCTAAGCCCTACTATGATAAAGCCTATGAAAAATCTATTCCTGAAGATACTCTCAATATGCTCTTACAAGATCCCGTCATTAATCGTTCTTTCGGCAGAATCTCAAAAATACCTGAATATCAAAAGGATTTAGTGGGGGCTGCCCCCAACAGTCTGCAATATCTTAATGTGGTGAAAAAACATATTGATGATTTAAACGGGGCGGCGGTTAGAAAAGGGAAAGCCAATATATCACGCATACTAACCGATTCTAAAAATAGACTTAAAGATGAATTGGTGGCAGTGAGCGATGATTACAAAAACGCGCTGTACATTTATGGGGAAGGATCCGGTCGATTACAGAAACTCAAAGAGAGTCCTTTGGGGCGTTTAGCCAATTTAAAAGACAAGGACTTAAAAAGTGTCTCGCGTATTATTTTCGACCCAGCTGAAACGAATCCGAAAGTATTGGCACAGTTAAGAGATAAAATTACTCAGGTCAATCCTGACGCTTGGCGTGGGATTTTGAGAAATCATTTAGAAAATGGTTTAGATAGGGTAGGAGGCCCCAGTGCGGGTGGGTCTGCTTTTTATAATAAATTCTTAAAAAATGACCGAAGCTTTAATCAATTATTGACGGCTTCAAAAAATATCAAAGGAACTACACAAAAGCTCATTGATATGCGACGTGCTTTCAAAGACTTAATCAATTTTGAAGGAGTGAAAACAGCGGCATTTCAAGCCCGTAAAAATATTGATAATCCTAGAAATGACTTAAGCTCATATGCACAGCTGGCTAAAAATGCATTAGGCTCAAAATATGACGAGGCGGCCATTGAATTTGTTCAAAGCGGCAAATGGGATAAAGAATTTAAAACCATCATGCAAAATAAAGAGCCAAATGCACGGGCTGCAAAATTTGTTTCCTTGCTATCGCGTATCGCAGCAGAGCAAGCGACGAACCCTCGCGGACAATTCGAGGAGGATGAGTAGATGCTTTCAAACCCTGAATTTACTCAAAGCAACCTCATGCCTTTCTTAGGGTTGTTAGGGGCCAGCATGAATAAAAACTCAAACAATCCTTTTTTGGGAATCATGAATAATGTGCTTCAAATGCAAATGCTTCAAAACCTAAATTCACCCACTTCTAACGCAGCAGCACCACAACCGCCCATCCATGTAGATACACCACTCCTTAGCATGGCTTCTTCAAACGCTGGAAACGTTCCTGCGTCTATTCCATCCCAGAAAAATTTAATGCTCACACCCACTCCACCGCCAGAGGGTCTTTTGTCGCAGGGTGTGAGCGCGATTAAAAATATAGGTCAAGGCGCAAATGATATAGTTTCTCGCATTGCGCATGCCATTGGTATGGTTGAAAGCTCGAATAATTATAAAGCGTTAGGCCCTCAAACTAAAAATGGTGATAGGGCGTATGGGAAGTATCAAGTCATGGGCAATAATATTCCCGTATGGACACGAGAGGTCTTGGGGCAAAGCCTCACCCCGCAGCAATTTTTATCAAACCAACAGGCGCAAGACCAGGTTGCGTTAGCCAAGATGGGGCAATACCACAAAAGATTTGGAACCCCTCATGATGTCGCGAGTATGTGGTTTTCAGGTAGACCTGCCTCTAATAACTTTAGCAAAGATGTGACGGGGACGAGTGTCCCTACGTATATGAAGCGCGTTTTATCCTATATGAGATAAATTCATTTTTATTTGACAAGGAATGTCAAAAATGCCAATTAAAAATTGGAGCACGACCCCCGCTAATAATAATGCGGCCCCGCCTAACGGTTGGCCGGAATATATGCTTGCCAGTAAAGTTAATGACACCGCACGGCAACAAATGGCCGACCATAAAACACAGTGGCTTGAGGGAGAATGGTTTGATCATGGCGATATTCCGTCTCGCGCCTCCAACACCACCTTTAAAATCCCAACGGATGTCACGACTGAGTACGCCGCTCACCGTCGTTTAAAATGCTTTGATACCACTACTCTCTACGCCACCATTATTTCTAGTAGTTACTCCGCCCCCGATACTACCGTCACAGTTGTGACGGATACAGGGAATTTAAGCGCAAGTTTATCTTCTGTCGCTTTAGCCCTTCTGCGTCCCTCTTCTATCTCGGTGCCCTCCACCATCGGGCGAAAGGGAGCGGATATTGCTTCAGCGACGACGACCGACATTGGCGCGGCTTCGGGTGATTTTGTGGATGTGACGGGAACGACCACCATTACGGGGCTTGGCACGATTACCGCAGGAGTGGAACGCACCGTGCGTTTTACGGGAGCTTTAACGCTCACTCATAACTCAACCAGCCTCATTCTTCCAGGAGGCGCAAGCATTACAACCGCCGCGAATGATGGAGCAGTTTTTCGCTCTTTAGGGTCGGGTAATTGGCTCTGTGTGGCCTATCAACGGGCCAGCGGACAAGCACTCTTAGGATCTGAAACATTTGATATTAGTGGGTTATCTGCTGATGCCACACCGGATTCAGCCAATGATTATCTTTTAAGTTATGACACCTCTGCCACCGCCCCTAAAAAGGTGTTGATGAATAATCTTCCAAAGACCACCACTCATTTTGATATTAGTGGATTAAGCGCAGATGCCACGCCAGACGTCTCAAATGACTACATGCTTACGTATGACACCTCTGCCACCGCCCCTAAAAAAGTTCTTTTAAACAATATCCCTAAAACGACGACGCACTTTGATTTTAGCGGTCTTTCTGCTGACGCAAGCCCTGATAATTCGGCAGATTACATCTTAAGCTATGATGATTCAGCAACAGCACCGAAAAAAGTACTCATCAATAATTTCCCAAAAACCTCCACACATTTTGACTTTAGCGGGTTATCCGCCGATGCCACGCCCGTGGGCTCCACAGATTATGTCTTAAGCTATGATGATTCAGCTTCGGCTCCTAAAAAGGTGTTGATGAATAATTTACCCTCGGGAGCGACTGGAGCCATGACGCTGATTTCGAGTGCCACTGCCAGTGCCTCATCCAGCATTACTTTTACAGGTTTATCAAGTACTTATTCAAGTTATATTGTGTTTTTTATCGCTGTGATCCCAGCGACAGACAATGTTGATTTTTACTTTCGGACATCAACAAATAATGGCTCAAGCTATGATAGTGGTGCCTCAGATTACCTATGGGCTCACAATGGAGCGGGAGCACAAAATGCTACGAGTAACAGTACGGGAGATACAGCGATTAACTTAACCGGAACAGATGTTAATCAAGATTTAGATAGTTCAGGCCTGTATACCGGATATATTAATATTTACAGACCTTCAGCAGCCGATCGGTGTTTAGTGGAATGGTGTGCTGCAAAAACAGAGGCGAATACTTCTATGATTACACAAAGAGGGTGTGGAGCACGAAATACCGCCGCCGATGTAGACGCCATTCAATTTTTAACAAGTTCTGGAAATATTACCAGCGGAACATTTAAACTTTATGGGATCATTGCATGAGCAGACATCATTTAATCAACGGAAAGCAGGTGCCTTTTACGCTTGAAGAAGAAAGAGCAAGGGATTTGGAAGAGAAAGCCTTTGCACAAAAGCAGGCTTATTATGAGGCGAATTTATCCTATAAAGATCAACGGAAATCAGCATACCCGCCCATAGGTGAGCAGCTCGACATGCTGTGGCATGCCATGAATGAAGGAAAAATTCCTCGAGATAATTCTTTTTATGAGTCTTTAAAAGCAATAAAAGAAGAGTTTCCAAAACCTATCTAAACCACACAAACATTAGATTACATGGAGTAAGAAGATGTCCGGCATTAAAGATTATTCCACCACCCCGAGCAGTAACACTTCACTTTTTCCTGAAAACATGGCTCCCTCTGCCGTCAATGACGGTATGCGCCAAGTTCAAGCAGATATTCGATCATACACAAATGATGCGGAATGGTTCAACTGGGGGGATACTCCTTCTCAAGCTTCCTCCACTACATTTAAAATTCCCACCAATGTCACCGCTCGTTATAGCGTTCATAGGAGAATTAAATGTTTTGATACCTCAACAATTTATGCCACTATTATTTCTTCGATTTACTCCAATCCAGATACTACTGTAACAGTGGCCACCGACTCGGGAAACCTTTCCACAAGTTTATCCTCCATCGCCATAGCCTTATTAACTCCCTCTTCTATCTCTATTCCCTCCACGATAGGGCGAAAGGGAGCGGATATTGCTTCAGCGACGACGACCGACATTGGCGCGGCTTCGGGTGATTTTGTGGATGTCACAGGGACGACTACGATTACAGGTTTAGGCACGATTACCGCAGGAGTGGAACGCACCGTGCGTTTTACGGGAGCTTTAACGCTCACTCATAACGCCACCAGCTTGATTTTGCCAGGGGAGGCGAATATCAGCACGGCAGATGGAGATACAGCCATATTCAGGTCGTTAGGGTCTGGAAATTGGAAGTGTATCTCTTATACAAAAAAAGATGGAACAGCAACAGTCACCGCTTCAACTTTGGATATCAATGGATTAACAGAAGACACGACCCCTGATGGAACCGCAGATTACTTTCCATCGTATGATGCGTCCGCAAGTGGGAATAAAAAAGTTTTACTGAATAATGCTAAAGACTGGATCAAAATTACTTCAACAACTGCATCGTCGAGCTCCAGTGTTGTTTTTACAGGATTATCTAGCACGTATAATTTATACATCATAGAAATAACTGATTTAGTTCCATCCACGGATAACACAGCACTCTGGTTAAGAACAAGCTCCAATAATGGATCTTCTTACGACGCCTCTGCAAGTGACTACAATTATCAAGATTGGACAATTGCAACTACAACAGCCGCGACTGGGGGAACAGACGGGGATTCAAAAATATCCGCCATTGACCAAGCAGGAACTGGGAGCAATGAAACTATTAGTGGTCTCATACATTTACATAAGCCTTCAACGTCCACATTTACTCGATTTTCATATACTTTTTCGCAATCAAGCCAGGCCTCAGCGGCAGGCCGTGCTCGTTTTGGTGTCGGAGCAAGACGTGCAGCAAGTGCCACAAATGCCATACAGTTCATTATGTCCAGTGGAAATATCGCATCTGGCGTATTTACATTATATGGCGTGAGAGCTTGACTGTATTTATTTTAAAAGGATGTAATTCATGGCCTCATTTGAAACGGCTTTTCTATTTACCCAAAATCACGAGGGCGGATACGCCAACAGTAAAACAGACCTCGGCGGAGAAACGAAATATGGAATAAGCAAAAGGCAATACCCTAATGAAGATATTCCACGCCTCACCCTAGAGCGAGCGAAGTTCTTATTGCACCATGACTATTGGACTCCCTTGATGGCCGTTGAAATTGCATACCAACCTCTGGCTAATCATTTGTACGATATGTGCGTGAATGCTGGACAAGAAGATGCTGTGTTAGCACTTCAATGCGCTTTGGTGTCGTGTGATATCCCAATAACTATAGACGGAATCATCGGGCCAAAAACGATTACAGCCGCGAATGAAACAGACGGGGTATGGCTTACCGACCGCTATCGCGTGGAGCGCGTGAAACATTATTTAAGGCGCATCATTGTGAACCCAGATCAAATCGTAAACATCAAATCCTGGCTTAGGAGGGCGGTGGCATGAAAAAACTTGTGAAAGATTGCTTAACGGGCATTGATAATCAAACCTACGATTTTATGCGGGTCTTTACCTGTGTGGCCTTGCTTGTCTATTTTGCAATGCAATTTTTCTCTATTGATGAAACTTGGAACCCTGTTCAGTTTGCCGAAGGATTTGGATTAATTATGGTTGCCACTGGGGCAAGCTTACATTTAAAGCGTGAAACGGAGCCAAAATCATGAATTTTACTCAAGCTCTCCTGATTTCTATGACGGCTCTTTTTATATATTCCGCGATACAAACCGCGCACGTTCATCTGCTCAAAAATGAAGTGAGAGACATCGATGGAAAACTAATGAACTGCCAATCTCAGATCAGTTCCTATAAAGAAATTTCGCGCATTCAGCTAGAAAAAACAGAAAGTATTCAAAAGAAGATGAACGATGAACATGAAAAATATAAAAAATCATTATCCAAAACCACGCAAGAAGTTTTTAAAATAAATATACTGCCCGTGGCAAAAGATTGTTTAGGTGCCGTCAAGTGGGGTGCTTCAGAGACTGCCAAAATTGCAAAAGCTTTTAATGGGTCATCGGGTTGATTTGAGCATGCAAATAATCTGCATACTGCGTCAGAATCATGAGGTCAGACACATGCGCTTTTTCTACGTCATCGGGGGCAGAAGATGGGCTCAACTGCTCGCTTAAAAGAACAGGCTTTGGAAGCAAAGAGGGTTTCGGGCATTCTGAGGCAACCGGTAAAACCATAGGAGCACGCGAGGGAGAGCAGCCGAATAGAGTTATACTTGCAAGAACCATACACATTAATTTCATATCCGAAAACTCCTTTTCTCTTCATGATTACTTCAAAACCCGTCGAGCCATACGATAAATCTCATCATCATTACGCTTTCCTACGAGAACCACCACAAGCAAGTCTGCGACTTTGTCGTATTTATAAATAATGCGATATTCACCCACATCTGCCCGAATGTAATAGTCATACCCTTTAAGAGCACGCGCATCCTGCGGGTATGGGTTTTCTTGCAAGCTCAAAATATAATCCTTTATTTGTTTTTTTTGTTTTTGAGGAAGAGATTCAATAAATTTCTTTGCTCTGGGCTTTAGGTCAAGTTGCGGCACTAGGAGTCGCCTGTTAAAAATTCCATTGTTTTCTCAAGACCCAATGACTGTTCAGCATCCGCTTTGATGGCCTTTTCACCCCAGTAGCCATCTTCTAATTTCAGATAATAGTCATAATCCACCATCACGACAGAAGGTCGGCCTAACTTTTTGATAATCACTGGCTCTCTCGCCGCTTTATCCAAGTATGCTCCTGGATGCCTATTAAGCTCTGTCGCCGTGACCAACATAACCACCCCCTCTATTTAGTTTAGACTGTACGTATTATACGTATTTAGATTTTTTTGTAAATACTATTGGGTGGGATAATGTGTTGCTCTACGGCGAATATTTATTGGACAAAAAGCTTATCAAGTAGTGCTTGTGTTGCATTTACGCACAAAAATGCCTAATACCCTTTAATACAAACTCAAAATAAGTACGATCTGTAAACCCTAACAATATTAACGTGATGAATTATTTTGATTTATTTTATCTTCGCTCATGCCTCGCGTCAGGTATAACTCCTTCATGGGCTTATTGAGTATTTCGGCCTGATCTTCCTCGCCATTAAAAAATATGTAAAAAATCTTTGCCAAAAATCCCCTATCTCTCAGCAGGACTCTCTCCTTCTCTTTAGCCCTTTCTGTCCGTTTCTCACCCATATGCAAATATAATCCAAATAGCCCCATCAAAATAAGGTACCCTATATAAACTAGGATATAGATGCCAATGGCATATACACACAGCGTAAACATTTTAAACCCTCCCATTTCTAGGCTTGGCGAACGCATTCTCTTTTTAAAGTTTCCCTCAAGTCTTTTTCTACTTTTTCATCCACTTTAATCACTTTGGCATCTTTTAAAAGATTAAAAAGAACTTGAGCCTTGCTATTGATTCTGTCCATTTTCATTCTCCCCTAAATTTTTCTTGTTCCTCGTGAGACTTTTATGTCGTTTGTACGTTAGCACTCTCCCCTAAAGCTTTTTTCTTCTCACACTATAAGTATAGACTATGGTTCAGGTAAAGGGGCACTTATACGCAAATATTTATTCATAATAAAGTATTGATTAAATAGAAATCTGTGGTACCATTTTAGTGTCTTAATTATGGTTAAGATGAAATATTACTCTTTACCAGCGAGATTCGTGCGTAAATACACGCTAAGGATGGTGACCATCAAAAAATGATAACCTATGTAAAGTATTCGGGTGACTAACATGATCTACGGCTACGTACGTGTATCAACAACCGACCAAAACTCAGAGAGTCAAAAAAACGTCATTAGCCGCTATTGTGTGGAACGAAAATTTCACATTGATGAATGGATGGAGTTGGAAATCTCTACTCGAAAGTCTCTCTTAAAAAGAAGGGTGGTAGAGCTGATTGAAAGACTCAAACCAGAAGATGTGGTTATTTCAACCGAGCTTTCACGATTGTCCCGCTCGATGCGCGAAACCCATAACGTGATTCACAATATTGTCGAAGAAAAGAAGGCGCGTATCATTTGCATTAAAGACAGCATTGATATCTCGCCGCACAACATCCACTCCATAGATAATGCTGTTAAAATCAGTATGTTTTCTTTAGCCGCAGCGTTAGAGCGCAACGCAATCTCAGAGCGAACCAGGGAGGGTTTAGCAGTGATCAAAGCCAGAGGTGTAAAATTAGGTAAGCCCAAAGGATGCATTCAAAAAACGATTTATGACCAAGACAAAGAAAGAATTTTTCATTTATACTCGCTGGGTGTGAATATACCCACTATTCTAAGAATGCACTTGCATTATGGCAGTTACAATTCACTCAATTGTTTTATTCAGAAAAGGAAAGTGCTGAATCAATGACCACATCAAACTTGAAATTCAATACACTCATAGAAAAACTTAAGGTTAAGTCCTTGGATGAAAACACAACGGAAGAAGAATTTAGTGCATTGCTAGGCGAGATTTATAGGTGCGCTATGGAGCCTATTGAAAAGTACAAGGCAGAGAAACTCGAAAAATCAAAAGAAAGGCAAAAACGAGCGGAGGCACTAGGTTTTAAGCCCATTAACAAAGAAGAAAAACATAGACGGCTAGATAGGCTGCTAAAAAAGGTTGAATAAAAATGTTTGGAAAGTGTGAGATTAAAAATATTCTGAATAAAAATTGGTATGCACCAGACAAGATTCAATTCTTCATGGAATTGGTCGGCGGCATTTTAGAGGCCACCAAAGAGCAGCTTCGCCAGCTAGAAAAAGCAAAAGGCAAAGCCCACGTCTTAGACGATGCCACCATTCAACTTGTTCTCAAATCACTGCAAAAACAACATACCCACATCGCTTTTCTTAAAGAACAGAGTCAACGTTGGTGGGATGAGTCATTGACTGATAAACAGTACCAGCCTCTCCGACAGCTCGATGAGAAAATAACAGCATTAGAAAGAACCTGCCAACAAATTAGCTTTTTAGCAGAACATTATCAACATCATACCATTGATAAAATATTAAAGATGAGCCCAGAAGAGCTTCTCTTGGCTCTATTAAATCAGCAGATAGATTGGCCGGAATAAATAATGAATATGTAAATTTTAACGCACGGTTCTCTTGACATATATGGCGAAAAGTTTCATAGCTTTTTTGAATTTTTATAAGGGTATCAGCGAGATTCGTGCGTAAATACACGCTAAGCAGTTTTCATATGTAGAGGTTGAGGCTCTATCGGTCGAAAAAATAGCCTCAAAAAAATAAAAAGCAAAATCAAATCTAAATTATAAAAATGTACTACCCTTGTTAGTGGGGGGCAGTGCTCACATGGAAAGAAAACACGGAAGGACTTACAACCAACGCTTGCCCCCACTTGATGATTTCATTCGCATGATGCGCCCTTTAGTTAAAAAAATTTCCAGAAATATTTTTTTGCACTCGCGCTCAAACCTTGAAAAAGATGACTTAGTTCAAGAAGGTCTGATTGCACTCATGGGCGTCTATCAAAATTTTGATCCAAACAAGGGTTCCTCTATCCTAACCTATGCAAAGATTCGTGTGCGAGGAGCCATGCTTAGTGCGTTTCGGCAGGATTCTTTTTTGTCACACGCTGACTATGGTTTTTCAAAAAAGATTTCAGAGGCATCCAGAAAAATAGAGCAAGAGATGGGAAGGGGTGCAAGCGCAGAAGAGGTTTCATACTTTCTTTCCTTGCCTATTTCTCTGATTGAAAGAACTCAGATAAAGCTGGAGAGTTTTTCAGAAGATAACTACACATTGCTGAGTTCTTTAAAAATACCCCAAGAGGAATATTTTAAGGAAGATTTTTTTAACACTTTATGTGAATGTTTTTCAAAGCTTTCTTTGCAAGAGCAGAATATTTTAAAGTTTTATTTTCAAGATGAACTCTTGTTGAAAGAGATTGGACGACGAATCGGGGTTACGGAATCGAGGGTGTCGCAGCTTCGAACCCGTGCTTTAGCAAAAATGAAAAAATATTTACTTGAAGAAAGCTAAGTAAAGAGTGCTAAAAGATAGTAACAACAGAGCCAGGGTTACTAACCTAAACCCAGCCTTCATCTCTTGGGCGAACTTAATAACAATGTCTATGTCATACTGAGTAGGCTGCACGCTTGCAGACACTTCTTTATTTCTTACATGCTTGCTCATTTTTCTTTCCTTGTTTGAATGAAAGGGGAAAGTCTTTTTTTGCCCCTGGATGAATATTGAAAAATGTTTTTTCACACCATGTTCTTCTACATCTGGTGTGATTACATAAAAGAGGGTCTAATTTGCAGCCCAAAAGACTTTTCTCATTTTAAAAATCCCTCAGTTTAATTTTAAACATGTCTCCATTGTCACAATGCCACACAATACCTTCAATGCCGCAATCATTACCAATTTTGCTTTTTTGTTTTGGTAGCCACTCTTTGAGTTCTTTATAGCTGTTTGGAGCGTCTACCAGTATCGGTGCTTTTCCTGCAGAAAATAAAATAACCATATTTTTTTCTAAATTAAGCCGGTTGCCTTGAATGTTTTTACCAATGGCTTCCCCGCTCCATTCTCCCTCATCGATATCACTAAAGTCTGTATTTTTTACTGCATCATATATCCACTTGTCTTCGGAGGAAGATTCGCTTGCATCAATATACCAAGGCTCTTCAATTCCTTTATGCTTTTCTATTTTGGAAGGGTTGCGTCTTTTTTCAACACGAACCACAGTATGATTTCGGATGGTGACACGAATGTTTGTACCATCGAGCTTTTCTGTGGGGATAGATTTAAATAAAATTTCAGGGGTTAAGCCAGAAATATATTTGTCGACAACCTTTTTGTTCCCTTCCCAATCTCTTTCAAAAATAGTTTGAATTTTTTTCATTCCTCACCCTGTCTATGTAAAATTTTCCGCGCAGAAATCTCATGGCTCCAAATAGGTTTTTCTATAATATCTGGAAAGTGATTGTATAACGCGCATCGACTTTAACTATAATAAAATTCATGTCATAATCCGGTTGTTTTTCTTTATATGTCAGGAGAACGGTTATTTTAAAAATTTTTCACACGCCTTGCATCTTCTTGCATCAATATAGGTTTGCAGCGTAGTCACAGCGTGGGGCCCTTTTTCACAGCTAAAATGTATTAGCATTTCCCCGTTGTCACGAATCTTGACTACATAGTCCCTATTTTCTGTATCAATGCGACATTGTTTGTTGCAGCGGGTGCACCACATCTCCTTTTTAACAACGTAGACGGGTGCCCCACAGCAATGACTCATTCTCCACTCTCCGATCAAAAAGGTATATCTTGAAAATCAGGATCGGGAAGATCTGTTTTAGAAAACGCAGAGCTACCTTCTTCCACAGGTGGCAGAAATGACTTTTCGTTTTCTGAACGTGAATCCAGCATTTGCATTTCCGACCCTAATATTTCTGTAGAATATTGCTCCACTCCCTCTTTGTTTCTCCACTTTCGTGTTTGGAGACTGCCTTCGATATAAACATGCGATCCCTTTTTTAGGTACTGCGCTGCCACTTCAGCAATTTTATTGAAAAAAACAACCCTATGCCACTCAGTTTTCTCTACTATCTTTCCAGTGGATTTATCTTTCCACCCACTGGATGTGGCCACACTCAAGTTGGCAATGGCTGACCCTACGGGGGCCGCCGAATAGCGTACCACCGGATCGGCCCCTACATTTCCAATCAAAATCACCTTATTAATTCCACGTCCCACGTTGACCTCCTTTCAATCGTCAAAAAAAATAAAAAACAATACCACAAAAAATATCAGAGAAGAGTCGTCCAATATACGCTCTCCTTGAAAAGCAATCTTGCAAGCGTGTCCTCTAAAACCAGTGGCTTCGCGGGTTTTTCTAAGACCGCATCCGCCGCTATAATTTCCATTTCTTTCAGTCCTGACTCAGAACTATAGATAACAATGAGGGTTGATGTGTTTCCGCCATTCTCCAACAAACGAATTTCTTTCAGCACCTCCAGTCCACTGAGGCCTGGTAACCCAATATCCAGCAAAATGAGATGATATTTCCCCTCTTTCCACATCTCTAACGCTTTCTCGCCGCTTTCAGCAACCTCATACGCATACCCTAAAGAGGCGAGAATACTTCCCGTGGCTTTTTGAAGAATAGGGTTATCCTCCACCAAGAGAATGTTAGTCTCAGCTTTTGCTTTTTCTAAATTTTTGATAACATGATTCTGTTCTGTTGACATCAAGAACTCCACAAAGTTTTTTTGTTGCTGGACAATCCAACCAAGCTGCCTTAACAGCTTGGTTGGGACTCCCCCTGATCCAAGTCAGGGCCATACATTTCTTTCTCAAGACGTTGAGTTTCTTCAAGTTTCTTTTTTGATTCTTGAAATTTAATCTCGTTCTCAAGCTCTTTTTTTCTCTTTTCTTTTGCGTTTTTCATAATTTCACCCGCCATTTTATTAGTGCTCCATTCCTTAATTTTGACATTGACATTGACGCCGCCTTTGCCTTCCCAATATATCTGCAATTCTTCAATTGTTTTAGCCTCGCTTATTTTTTGAAGAGCCTCTGCCATTTCTTCTTCATGTCTTTTCCTTTCATCCACTCCTTCATTCAACCAATGAAGTAGGGCTTTCCCCGTTTCTTCATCAGGCACTAAAAACTTTCCGTCAAAAATTCGTGTTCGGTCTTTAGACGCACTTGCAACATGTCCCTCCAACGAAATATCCAACACTGTTGTAAACTCATAATCCATTCCTTCCCTTTGAATAGGGGCTAACCCAAGCTTGGTCACCTTCATTTTTCCATCAGAATCCTTGGAGGTCTCATAATCTGTTTTAGATCGAATGGTTGCTATAATATGCAAGTTTGCTTTAAGCATGGCATCCACTAAGCGATTGTGTTCCGGCGTAACATATCTCCAAGCAGTGTAGGAATTTTGCACTTTGCTCGCACGGGTCGCCTTATCCACCATTTCTAAAACTCCCCCGTCGCCTGACCAGGCATGTGACAAGGAGTCAATAATGAGAACGTCGTACCCTTGCTTTTCAGCCTCGACAATCATTTGAATATACCGCTCAGGAGAATAGGGAGCTCCCAACGGGGAAACATCATAGGTTGCAATATCTGCATACAGCTCCCCACTTCTATGCTCGGTATCAATCATGGCTATTTTTTCACCCATTCCCTTAGCAATTAATATAGAACTATACGTTTTTCCACTCCCCGAAGGCCCACAAAGCGCAAGTCTCAATTTGGCACGTTTTCTTTCTGCTGGTCTAAACATAAATATCTCCTATTTGTGACAATCCTTCACACACCTATCCATTTTTGAATAAGACTTATCATCCACTATTGGATAAAATAATAAAAATCATTAAAGATTTTCAAATGTTAATATAGTTTAATATAAATCATGATTAATATCAAACTATATTAACTATAAAACTATACTTATATTTACTTATTAAAACTATAAAAACTTGATTAATATCTTTATAAGGTTAATATAGAGCTATATTTCTATACTAATAACAAAAAGGACAAAGGGATGGGAAAAATTATTTCATTTTTAAACCCGAAAGGGGGGGTTGGGAAATCCACCTGCACTCAAAACTTTAGTTTAGATTTTTGTAAAAAAGGATTGAGCGTTTTAGCAATTGACTCTGACCCGCAACAAACACTCAACCGATATTTCTCAAAACTCGATGAACACCCTCCGGTCGTGACGTTAGAGGACTCAGCGGGCTTAGATAAAAAAATGTTGAACCTCAAAAAGAGGTACGATTTTATTTTTTTAGATGGGGAATCCAAGGTATTGCTCGACGCTTCTTCTGAGATAGATAAGAGGCTTTTAAAAATCATTTGTGTAAGCGACATGGTGGTGATTCCTGTTCAACCCTCAGGGCTAGACATGGATGGATTGGATATTTTATGTCCACTCTTAAAAAAGCGTCAGTCGGTCAATCAAGGCACTCCGGTGTGCGTTTTTTTAATTAATGCAGATATGCCTTCCACGCACTTATCACGAGGAATAGGAGCGGCTTTAAAAAAAGAATTTGGGTTTCCAATCCTAAAACATAGAATTAGTCGAAGTGTGCATCATGTGGAGGCATTGATGCGAGGCTCGCCTATTGTGGATAGTAAAACCACCTGGGGGCTTAAGTTAGCGCGTGAGATTCATGAGGTTAGTCAAGAGTTAATGGAGTTCATCAATGAAAAAAAATAATGACGTATTTTCAGTCAGTGAGTCAAAGCCTTCTAAAAAATCAAAGAGCCTAGATGTCTTGATGTCTAAAATAAATCCAGAAAAAAACAGTGATTCTGACAGGGTTGCCTTTCAAGTGGTTATGGAAAGAGGGTTAAGAAAAAAATTTAAAGCGGTGGCTGCTGAAAATGGAAAAAGCTATTCGGAGATTTTAAAGCAATTTATTGAGGACTATGTCCGCCAGTGTGAGCAAGAAAAAGAGAAAAAACGATAGACTAGATCTAAAACGGCACTAATGCTATAGTGCTCGAAATTTTGAGTGGAATACAGGAAGTAACCACGTGGAAAAAAAGGAAAGTGAAGGATGTTGGAAAAAAACAACATCCTTGAGATAGGTTTTTATAAGGGTTTGCGGCCGTTGTACGAACTATTCTCAAGGATGCCTAGTCAACGAGCGCATTATACCAAAGGCGAAAAACAAAAAGCAAGTCTTTTGAGGACGTTATCATGACGTCTCAAAACTTTCTGTTGAGCCCGCGTACGTGCGCTCACCTTCGCACCACGCCCTGTGTCTATATTGCGCCCACGCACCATCGTCCGCGCCCAGACATAGGGCGAAAAGCATCCAAACATATACGCCTCGCCTATACTGAAACCAAAAAATTTTTATCGTCCTTTAATTTTCTTGAAACCCATCAAAAGAAATCCCAACGCCGAGAAGCCGCCTTACTTATTTTAGAGGCTCTCTTTCAATTCACCGATTTTATATCCCTTGAAATTGGAATATTTTTTGGGATGGCCGATATTGGAGCCATGCCATGCCGCCCCACCTTAAAAGACCGGCGCATGGGAAAAGATTCTTTTTCATTGCTTAGAGAAATTAATCGTGGAAGAGAGCCCCATCAAACGATTACTTACGGGCGCATGATGCGTGCTCTAGGCGATTTAAAACGCGCGGGGTATCTGGATGTGCGCACACGGGCTGTCATGAATCGCTATGGCAAAATAAGGGCAACCGTTGCCATTAAAAAGCTTACTCAAAAAGTTTTTAAGGAACTGGGCATTTCTTTGAAAGAAATTGGCCTTGAGCGTGAACGTAAACTTAAAAATATCCTCAAAGAAAAAGAGCGTACTGAAAAAATGACGAAGGAAAAGGCAAAAGAGATTCATGCCTTTATTCTCGCTGAAAAAGAAAAGTATCACCCCAAGCCCATCCATCAACTGTTCCTAGACGCTAAAAAAGAAGTATCGGAAGAGAACGTCAAAGAGTTACAACGACTCCACCCTGATTTAACCCCGCGCGAGCTCGCCATGATGCTGGTTGCCAGAATTAAAAAGAAACCCCCTGACCCGTAAAATAACCATAAACCCCAAAAAATGCCTCGGAAAATAACCATTTTATCTAAGATGCGCTCATAGCTATACAAACACTCGCCTAAAAATTGAACAATTCCCCTCTTTTCTCTTTTTCAAAAGGATTTTGACCCACTTTCAACCCATTCCCCTCTATTTTCCACATCCTTATCCCCCATTTCTGTGGATAACTTATCACAAGGCCGCAAAAGTCTAAATTCTTCTGCTTAGTAAAAATTCTCTTCTGCGCTGTGTCTCTTAAGAAGAGATATATACAGTCTTAACACTTATATTTTTACTTTTTTAAATTTATTTTTTTAAGAAAAGAAAGGTTGAAAGTTTCACATAAAACATTATAGTGGCACCAAATTTCATCAAGGATGATGCATTGCATGACAACCAGAATGTCGCTTCACGAATATTCCAATCTCATCAAAGGGAAATTACAAAAGAAACACAAATACAATGCAAAGCCTATTGTGATAGATAACATTCGTTTTCCCTCTATGGCACAAGGAGAGTTTCACCAACTTCTTAAATTGAGTGTAAAAGCCGGAGAAATCTTATTTTTTCTAACAGACGTCCCCATCCGCTTAAAAAGCGGGACTAAACTCATTGTTGATAATCTAATTTTTTATTCTGACGGTCGCTATGAGTTTATTGATGTCAAAGGGGCCTTAACCCCTGTCTTCTTATTGAAAAAAAAACAGGTGGAAGATGCTTATCCCCTCAAGATTAAAATTGCGAAAAAAAAAGGAAAAAGATGGTCGATTTATTAAAACAGTCTGAAATTAATCGTATTTTCATGCGTATTGTTTTAGCTAAAACACCATACGACAAAGCGGTGATCATTAAATCTCTAGAAGGAAAAATAAGAAAAGAGGTTTTACTTAAATTGTTCAATAGGGAAAGGAATTTACGGGAGCTTCGTGAGAAAGAAGCATTAAAAGAGAGAATGCACACAGGGAGGTTGCATGCAAAGTGTCAGTCAAATAGAGATGATGGGGTGGGTGAATCAAGATAAACCCGTATTTCAGGATAATACGCGCCTACAAGAGACTATAGAGGCCCTTTTAAACCATTGGGGGCGATGGGCTTATTATGGGAATAAAATTAACCTAGGGTATTCTAAAAAATCGAACATTCAACGCATTATAGACAATGGGGGCATCTTAACACGCATGGCAGGGTTTAAACCCACGCCCGAAGACCCTAAGGCGCAAGAGATGGAGCGATTGATTTTGCAATTGATGTGTTTTGATAAGCGTGGGGCGGAGGCGGTTAAAACGTATTATGCGGGTCAACGCTCACGCCCCGAGGCCGCGCATCGGCTAAAGATATCTATCACAACCTTGAATGAAAGAATTCGCATCGCGAAAGCATGGCTGTGTGGGAGAATTGTTTCGGAGTTTGGACTATGAAACGCGATATAAAAGATATTATAGTTCAGAATAAGCAATGGGTGTTCTCGCTTTGCATGAGCAAAGACACTCTAAAAAGAGAAAACTGGGAACATTTTGAAATGAAAAATGAGCGTAATGCCCATAGGTTATGGGATTTCCTTTTAAGAACCGGAGCTGTTGAAATGGAAGGATTAGATTGGTGGGCCTATGATAATTCTAACTTTACTAATGCCTATGAAGCCTTTATAAGCGGTATTAGTCGAGGTCAGACGGATTATGAAATAGCAACCTCTGTTGCAAAATTTAAAATAGCGTATGGAGAAGATATTAAATTATGAATATTTTTCTTAAAATGTTTATTGGGACACTCTGCATCATTGTGTTATTGACCCTTATAGGATTGCTTCCTGTCATGTAAATCTTGACAAACGGTTTTTAAACATTAAAATTTAATTAACCTAAAAAAAGCGTATCCATTGCAATATTAGGTCTTTGTACGTTCTGTATTCTTATTCGTCCCTCTAGAACCCTCACGGCGAAAGCTCTGAGGGTTTTTTATTATCTTAGGAATATATTTTATATGGAAATTCAAACTGTTAAAGGAGCACTATCTGAAATAATGCGCGTGTATGATTGCTCGATTGAGCAATTAAAACCTTATGAGCTTAATGCAAAAAGGCATTCTCAAAGACAAATTCAATCTCTATCAAAAATAATATCTGAGTTTGGATTTAAAGTTCCTTTGGTTATAGATAAGAATTCAACGGTAGTTGCAGGTCATGGAAGATTAGAGGCTGCAAAACTCATTGGTTTAAAAAAAGTCCCTTGTGTTATTGCAAGTGATTTGAGTGAAAAACAAATACGTGCTTATCGCATACTGGATAATAAAATATCAGAGACCAGCTGGGAAAATGATATTTTAAAAGAAGAGTTTGAAACGCTAGATTTTAATTTTAATGAGTTTGACATTCAATTTGAAGGTATAAAAGAAACGGACTTTTGCGCTGACTCTACTGTAGAGAACAAAACAGAGTATCTTATTGTGATTGATTGTAAAAATGAATCAACGCAACGAGACTTGTTTGAAGAGCTCGAAACAAGAGGGTTTGCATGCAAACTTATGATGTAACTCTTCAAAGTCCCATTTCTAACTCTTATCGGTGTAGAAGAGCAGCTGATTCCCTTGATATTGACACACAAAAGAAATCCACTCATCAATTAAGTGTCAACGCAGACTTACAAACGCCCTATAATATAGGTCTCATTCTAGGGGCAAGTGGAAGCGGCAAAACAACGCTTGCCCAAAAAATCTTTGGAGAAAATTGTTTTCAAATTTTTATTGACGAAACAAAGCCTATTATTGAGCAATTTCCTAAAGAGTATGATTATGAAACATGTGCAAAAATATTATGTGGCATAGGCTTGACACAAGTTCCTTGTTGGATACGCCCAGTTAATACATTGTCAAATGGTCAAAAAGCTCGCGCAGAGGCTGCTTTATCAATGTGCAAAAGTGATTTAACGATACTTGATGAATGGACCAGTGTTGTGGATAGAAATGTTGGAAAAATCATGAGTTATTCCATTCAAAAGCACGCCAGACGTGAAAAAAAGAGGATTGTGTTACTTTCTTGTCATTATGATGTAGTGGAATGGTTAAATGCTGATTGGATAATTGATTGTAACAAACAAGAGTATCAAAACCGGAGGTCTCTTTGGCAAAACTATCAAAGAAAAGAAAAAATTAGATTTGATATCAAAGAAGTTGGACGAGAAACATGGAAATATTTTAGCAAATATCATTATTTGAGCGAAAATATTCCAGGCGGTCTAATCAAACTATTTGGTTTGTTTCATGATAAAAATCAAATTGGCTTTATTTGTTATGCAAACTATATTCCATATCGAAATATTATGAAAATCAAAGGCATAAAAATGATAATGCATGCAAATCGTATTGTAATACATCCAGACTATGCGGGTATTGGGCTTGGAATTTTATTAACTAATGAAACAGCCAAAATAATAAAATCACAAAATTATAAAGTCATGTGTAAATTCTCTTCCACCCCTATATTTTATGCGATGTCAAAAAGCAATCTATGGAAACTAAAAGTTATAGAAAGAATTGTAAGTAAAATTCAAAGATATGGAAAAAACTCTATTTGTAGAAAAAATACAGGGGTTAGAGAAAAAGTAAAAACTTATACTTTTGAGTATGTGGGTTAATTTATGACTTATTCTAATTGAGAAAGAAGCGCAGTATATTGAGGATATTGAAAAGCAATTGAACCAAGGAGAACGAAATGACGGAACGTAAATCTACACGAAATACACAAAGAGTAAATCTAGCCTCACAAGAGGATACCGCCGAGCTTACACAAAAAGTAGACATCTGTGAAAAACCTAGTATTACTATGCTAGTAAAGCACTCCGTAAGAGTTATTTCGAATATTGCCGATGCTGATAAAAAGAAAGGCATCTATGCAATCTGCGACGAGGTCTGCCGCGCAATAACAGAGGGTGTGGATGAATACGAAAGAAATCGCATTAAACTAAAGAGACAGCGTAAGTTAGCCGATGAGTTTTAAAAGACGCTCAGTGACATAGTAGATACAAAAATTAACTAAGGTAACGGAATGTCCAAAAAAGAAGCCACACCGACTAAAAAAAACAAAGGGGGTCGCCCAAAGTGGATGCCCACCGAAGAAGATATTTCTAAAATCGAAAGGCTGGCCTCTATAGGTTATAGTAAAGAACATATTGCATACACTTTCGATAAAAATCCGGACACTATTTACCAGAGAATAAATGATACCCCTGAGTTTTCCGAGGCTATAAAAAAAGGAGAGGCGAAAGCCGCGGCTAGGGTAACAGGGGCTCTTTACGCAGTCTGCGACGAAGCCTGCCTGTCAATAGCAGAGGCCGTGGATGAATATAAAAGAAATCGCATTAAGCAGAAAATGAAGGCGAAGAAACAAGGTTAACAACACCCGCCACGCCTCTCTTGAAAGCGCAACGCTGGCGGGTTTTCTATAGTAAGGCGACGGAATATTGAGGATATTGAAAAGAGGCTCAGTAATGAAGACAAAAGACCTAGATAAACTTATCTCCTTCACCAAAAAGGCAGTAAAAAAAGGACACATGATTGAGTTGACCGAAAATATGAGTCAAGAACAACGCCATCTCGCACTCAATGCCTTGCAAGAAAAACTAGGGATAAAACATTTTTCTGAAATGCTTAAAACAATGGGGGTGATGGCCCAGGAGCTCGAAAGTGAAATGAAAGAAGCGTATGTGGATAAATAACGCAAACCCAGCAAGGCAACGGAATGCCCAAAAAAGAAATAAAACCGACTAAAAAAAACAAAGGGGGTCGCCCAAAGTGGACGCCCACCGAAGAAGACATTAAGCGGGTTGAAAAATATGCGGCTCATGGTTTAAGTAGAGAGCAGATTGCTTGTTTTTTTGATAAAAACCGTGACACAATTTTTGAACGCATGAAAGATAACCCTGCATTTTCCGACGCTATAAAAAAGGGAGATGCCATGGCGGCAGGAACCCTCTTGGATTCTTACTGGAAAAGGGTGAAATCCGGAAGTGATGCCTGTATTATTTTTGGATTAAAAACACGCCTAGGCTGGAAAGAAACACAAGTCGTTGAAAGTACAGGAAAAAATGGCGGCCCTGTTCAGCATAGCATTAATGTGAATGAGCCTGAAGATGAAACAAGAAAAAGAATTAGAGAGATTATGGGTGGAGAGTGAAAATTAGAGCACTCTATCTATCGCCTTTTGAATTAATAGTGTCACCCCCTCTTTGTCTTTGGTAGAAAGACCCATCTTATCCAAACAAAACCAGATGGTTTGCATATGCGCACGCCACGCCCCATTTTGCTCTGCGTTGCTATACACGGATTCACCGTGTGTTAAGTCTTGGCGAAGCTCCTCTATGAGGGGTCTTGCGCACTCTAGAACAAAATCTTTAAGCTCGTTTTTGATTTCTTCTTCCGTGAAGTCATCGGCTAGCATTTTTTCTCCTTTTCGTTAGCTTCAAGCACCTCTATAAAACTTTTAATCCAGTAAATAATTTTTTCTCGAATCTCAGGCGCGAGCACTCCATTATCACTATCTTGAAACTTTTCAGAAATTGCGTAAATTACTTTTCCAAAAATGAAACCAAAAAACATCTCTGCCGTCTCAATAGGAGATGATTTATATACGGCCTTTTCGCGAACCTCTAAAACAGAAATAATATTATTATTCAATAAATCTAAAACACTTTGTGCAGTCTGCGCTGTCGTGAGGCAAAAGGCTTCCATATGCTCTTGTTCTTCATTTAAATCTTTCATAAATATTCCTTCTTGTAACGAATGGGCAGGGGGGAATCGAACCACCGTCCTACGTCTGAGACGCCTCTGCCACTGAGTTACTGGCCCTATAACTACTTTAGTGAGTATCTTTATTTCATTCTTAAAACTAAGGATTTTCCCCATCTTTTTCGCAAGTAGAAAAAGCGGTTTTTAAAGCTCCATTTAAAATTAAAAGGAAGAAATCATACCAAGGGGCTTTAGGGCTCACGCTACTAGAAATTGATTGAGCCGAACTTATAGCACATGTAGACACAAACCAAGAAAGCACAGAGGTAGTCTCAGAAGGACTAAGTTTATTTTTTTCTGATTCTTCAAATATTTTCACCAATATTTTTTCAATGTCTGCGTGTAGTTTACGGCAAACCTTAAGACTTTTATTGCTTTGATTTTTATATATCACTTAACTATATACCCCCTGTATGGACACACTCAACACAATAGCCGATTATCGCACACTTTTTTTTAAACTCGAAAACCTTCCCACACAAGAGCGCAGACACTGCGCCCGATTTTTATGCCGAACTGACCTCTTTTTCTTGCTTTGGTACGGCTGCGGTCGAAAAGACATTGAACACCCGTGGTTATTAGAGCGATGCAAAGAGGTACAAGAAAAGCCTGATGAATGTCTCGATTTATGGGCTCGTGGACACTACAAGTCCACTATTATCACCTTTGGTAAAACCATACAGGATATTTTAGCCAGCCATGGGGAGAACCCACTGTCGCATTGGGGTGGGTTGGAGCCAACCTTCGGCATATTCAGTTGCACCCGCCCTATCGCCAAGGGATTTTTGCGTCAAATCAAACGAGAGCTGGAGTCTAACCCCCTTTTAAAAGATATCTTTTCAGATGTTCTTTGGGCAGAACCGCATAAAGAGGCTCCCAAATGGTCAGAAGATGATGGGCTGGTGGTGAAACGAAACTCCAACCCTAAAGAATCCACTGTGGAGGCCTGGGGGGTGGTCGAAGGACAGCCGACATCAAAACATTTTAACGTTTTAGTGTTTGATGATTTGGTGACCATTGAATATGTACGCTCCCCATTGATGATTGAAAAGACCAGTGAGGCTTTGGCTTTAGCGGATAATCTTGGGGCAAAAAACTATAAAAAGCGCATTATTGGCACACGTTACCATTTTAATGATACCTACCGCGACCTTATTTCCAAAGGCGAAATCAAAGTACGAAAACATGCCGCAACAGATGATGCCACACCGGAAGGAAAACCTGTTTTTTTAGATCGCGAAGAGATTGAAAAGAAACGGCGCATTCAAGGGCCGTATGTCTTTGCCTGTCAAATGCTTCTTAATCCTTTGGCAGATGAAACACAAGGATTTAAACGTGAATGGCTTAAGTTTTATAAGGGAAGCGATGGTGCCAATCTCAACCGGTATATTTTGGTAGACCCTGCAGGGGAAAAAAAGAAAACCAGCGACTATACTGCTATTTGTGTGGTTGGACTTGGAATAGATAACAATTATTACCTTTTAGATATGGTGCGTGACCGTCTGAATTTATTAGACAGAGCCGACGCTCTTTTTCGTCTTCACCGAAAATGGAGGCCCTTGAAGGTGGGGTATGAAAAATATGGAAAAGACTCAGATATTCAATACCTAAAAGAAAAAATGCACCGCGAAACCTATCATTTCAACATCACCGAAATGGGCGGTGCGGTGGCTAAAAATGACCGTATCAAAGGCTTAATTCCCTCCTTTTCAGAAAGGCGATGGTATTTTCCTGATAACATTTTTAAAACGAACTATGAAGGCCGTGTACAGGACTTGGTGGAAGTTTTTATTAACGAAGAATACCTTGCTTTTCCTGTACCTGTGCATGATGACATGATGGATTGCATGGCACGCATACTAGACCCTGATTTAAGCGCGATATGGCCACGGATGGAGGAGGAAGACAAGCATGATTACTACGGAAAAAGAAGAAGGACAGGAAGTT